CAGATTTACTATATTTGCAATATAAAACCATGCAATTATGAAAAACGAAACAGTAATACACTCACGGCTCTGCTCCCCTAAGGAGGCGAGAGCACGAAAGATAAGAAAGGAGCAGGCAGACGGGCAACAGGCTTTGCTTGGGTTTGCAAACGCATACCTGACCGAACTGGATAAGCACGGGCAGGCTCACGAATACGGGTCGCCTGCTTTTGAGGTTCACGACGGCCAGTGGCGCAAGTTCGTCCATGCATGGAACAAGAACCCGATGCGTTTGTCCGAGATGCGGGAGACCGACTTCGAGGATTTAATCGCTACGAAATTCCCAAACAAGCAAAATTTAGTTAGTAAAATAGTTGGATTATTCAACTTATAATTCTTACATACTTAAAAACATGGCCAGAAATCCAGAAGAATACGTGGCGGAAGTAGTCAACGTAGTGGAAACCAATAACTTATACCGCATAAAGCAGATATTCGCTTATTACTCAGGCATGAGCTACGGCTATTTTTTCGAGCTCGGGCTAAATAAGAACGAAAAGATACTCAAAGCTTTAGAGGATAACCGCACGCTTGCCACTACGTCGATGCTGCACAACTGGGTAGGCAGCGACAACCCCACGTTACAGGTCGCAGCTATGAAACTGTTGGCAGACGATGAAGACCGTCAGAAACTGGCGCAGGCTTACGTGGAGCAAAAGACCACGACACAGCACACAATAGCGGAGCTGGAGAACGAGGTGCAGGCAGGCGAGTACACGGATGCCGAAAAGGCTATAATGCTTAACGTCGCCCGCAGATCGCGCGGTATTTACGAATAATATCTGACTGTGGCCGCTGTAGATGCACTATTAATCAAAATCGAGCGCGAAGCGTGCAAAGGGAGCTTATACGAGTTCCTTTTGTCGTTTTGGGACGTGCTAGTCCCTGAGGAGCTGGTCGCTAACTGGCACCTGAAATTGATATGCGACGAAATACAGCACGTAATTGAGGCAGTAGCAAGGCGCGAAGCAACTCACGATTTAATTATCAACGTCCCGCCGGGCAGTACAAAGACTACAATCGCATTGCAGGCAGCACCTGCGTGGGCGTGGGCGGTTGACCCGACGCTCCGCATCATAACCAGCTCGCACAAGTCTGGGCTATCGGTTAAGTCCTCAGCTAAGTCGCGCGACATATTGCAGTCTAAAAAATACAGAATCCTGTTTCCTGACGTACATCTGCGCGACGACTCCTCGGCAAAAAATGCCTACGAGAACACAAAAGGAGGCACACGTGAAACAGCATCCGTGGACGGCTCACCGACAGGGATACACGCCCACATCAAGATAATGGACGATTTGCAGGAAATTTCCCGCGCCAATAGCATCGCAGACCGTGAACAGGCAACCGAGCACATGAAAGCCCTGTTTTCCCGCGAAGTCCACAAAGGCAAATCGGTAAACATCTTGATTATGCAGCGCCTTCACCAGCTTGACTGCACGGCGTTTCTCCAGACACTGAAGCGCGACCGCGGCTGCAAAATGATACGCCTGCCTGCGGAGCTGTCCGATCTGGTCAGCCCGCCCGAGCTAAAAGCCCGATACATTGACGGGTTGCTAGACCCTGTGCGTATGTCCCGCAAGGTGCTGGATGAGAAAAAAATCGAGCTCGGCTCATACGGCTACTCTTCGCAATTCATGCAGAACCCTATCCCGCCAGAGGGCAACGTGATAAAACGCGAATGGATAAAAACAGCACCCTATCATATTTGCCATTTTCCGAACGATACAGTGCATTTCTTTGTCGATACGGCATACAGTGCGGAAAATACGAAAAAGTCCAAAGGTGAGGCTATAAATGACCCTAGCGCGATTCTGGCGGTTACTTACCGCGACGGCATTTGCTATTTGCTGAACTACGAGGAGAAATACGCTGATATTATTGAGCTGCCAAAGTGGATCGCCGCGTGGGCGCAAAGAAACCGATATTCGACTAAATCAGTAATCTATGTCGAGCCTAAAGCCTCGGGAAAATCAGCGGTGCAGATGCTGAGGCTATACACCAAGCTCAATGTCGCCGAGATAAAAGGGGGCAAACTAGACAAGACTACAGAGCTTGTCAATACCGCGCCGTCGGTTGAGGCAGGGCGTTTTGTTTTGTGCGAGGGCGCGTGGAACAGTTTATTTATCGACCGTATCTGCGGATTTCCGCACGTTGCGCACGATGAGGCAGTTGATTTATTGTGCTACGCCCGCAAACACTACTTCGCAGGAGCATCAACGGGCGTAAGGCAATCTATTTTAGACCGTGCGAGGGCTATGCTTTAATCTACGGGTATGAATTGCACTGACTCACCGTCAACCCTAGAGGCAAGGCTGCAAATTATACCGTCCATAGTTGCGCAAGGTCTTATACAATCCCTACAACCACCGCGGGCTATACACTCAACTTTACTGCCTTTGTACATGTAAAGCTTGCCGACCTCCGGCTCTCGCGGGAGCTCTGGAAGCACCTCAACAGGGGCTTTATACCGCGACGCTAAAGGCCTCGGCAGCCTTGTACAATTCGGTAAACTGCGCATGTTTGCGCTCGGTAATGTGTTTAGCTTTCTCATTAGTCGTTTGATTCAAGTCTATACCGTGTAACACCTTTGCGCGTCACAACTTTAATTTTGAAGCCCGTGTAAACTTCGCCCTTCGGGTTCAGTATCGTGAGGTCTTCTTTTACCGACCAGCCAACGGTGCGGTAAAAGAACTTGTTTATACTTCTCTCAATCCCGGCAAGGTCGGGACTTGTGGCGTAAAGCACTGGCTTTTTAGTTTCTTGTTTCATTTAAAATCCGTTTTTATCGTAAAAAGCACCGACTTCCGTATTAAGCGCGAAATACATAGACAACAGGCATCTCAGTGACTCTTCGCATCTGTCTTTGATTGACTCCGCCCCTCCGAGAAAAACCATTAACTCCGGCTGTAAGTTTGCTGCGTTAATTATTTCGGATTTTGTTGCTGTTTCGAGATTTAAGATTATGTTTCCCATCGGTTTCGGTTTTTAATTCTCGACAAATATACGCCAATACACCGAATCTGCAAAACTATTTTGCTTTATTCTGCAAAATAATCTTAGCCGCCTTTTAATGCCATGCGATTGCGCTATTTTTACCGCTCAGAATAAATAAACTAAATAGCTGATTATGAACGAAAACGTTTACAAACGTGGCGCATCAGTGACCACGAAAAGCGGAGAAATCCACGTGATACAAGGCAGCTCGCGCAACTTTAGCACTGGCGAGGTCAAATATCTGACCGACAAAGCAAACGAATTGGCGCACGACGACATAGCAGGACTGACTGCTGAGACACCAGCACCAGCACCAGCACCAGCACCAGCACCAGCACCAGCACCAGCACCAGCACCGGCTCAGGTTGAGACGCCAAAAGCAAAAGGTAAAGCGGGCAAGTCAACCGAAACACCTGCGCCGACTGACGAGGAAAAATACGCAGCATTGAGCGCACTTAACCGTGCGGAGCTTGCGCAACTCATAGCCGACAAGGGGCTTGACATCGACACCGAGTCAGGCGCAACAGACGCGGAACTTGTGGCGTCCATCTGCGAACTGCTTAACATCGCAGTAATCTAATGACAGCGCAGGAGCTACAGGCTATACTGGCGGGCGAAGCAAAGGAGGCAGTAAGCAAGCTGTCTGTCTCCAGCTTCGCCTCGTCGGTGCCTGCGTGGTCTGATCTGGACAAGCAGTACGACCCGTTAAAACACAAGATAAACGACCCTATCGCGTACCCTGCCAAAAAGGTAAAGGGGGACGAAAACGACCATTTCCAGCGCACGTGCATCGGCATGCAGAAACTGGCGGTAAGTCTCACCGCGCAGGCTTTATTTGCGGCACCCGTGCGCCGCCAGTACACTTATGACCGGAACAGCACTAGCGAGGTTGACGCAGCCAAGGTACTGGAGGAGCTGTATAAGCAGCACGCCTGCATTGACAGCGTGAACATGGAGCGCGCGAAGCGCCTATACAAGACTTGCCAGGTCCTCACCGTTTGGCAGTCCTACGAGCTGATCGGCGAGACATACGACGTCGCGGGACTGGAAACAAACCGCGCACTAAAGGCGAACATATACTCAGAGGACAAAGGGTACAAGCTTTATCCGATCATTGATGAGTACGGTGACATACTTGCGGTATCAGTCGGGTACACCGCATCGGACGGCACCGAGTACCTTACAACGTACACTAAGGGTGTACCGTCGTACATGTACCACTACATACGCACGAAAGAAGGATGGGCGCTCGCGCCTGAGTTCCCGCGCGAGCTGGAGGTCTTCCCGTGTCTGTACATCAACACTGACGAACCGGCGTGGGGAGGCGAGGCAGGCACTAACATAGTGGAGCAGATGGAACACCACGAGAGCTTTGACGGTATGTACATCACCGAGAACGCTGCGCCTCTGTACGTCTGCGACCCGGGCAAAACAGAAGGCAGGACAGACCCGTCAACTGAGAATTTCAAGTCAGGAGACGCACGTCGTGTGTTGGAGGTCGGAGAAGGTGGCTCAGTTAAGGGAGTGGCTATTGAGGGCGCAGAGCAGGCGACAAGCAACAGGCTGAGCAGGCTGCAGGATATATTCTACACTACAAATCAGCTTGCGGATATGTCGTTTAAATCTATGACATCAGCGCATACTTCGGCGGAAAACAAAGAGCTTGTTTTTGCGGGGGTGAGAGCCAAGGCCATAGACCTCGGAGGCGAGTGGGTTATCCTGTTCAACCGCGAGCTGAACATCATTAAGAAAATCGCAGCAGTGATGTTCCCGACGCTTGCAGAGGCGTTTAAATCAGTTAAAATACTGAGCATAATCACACCGTATAACGTCAACACTCGCGCCGATACGGCACTGTACATCGAGAAAGCGGGCGGGTCAATGTCGTTGCGCACCCGTGTAGCTCTACTGGGTGAAGCGGGCGACGTGGAGCAAGAGGCTGGCGAGATCGAGGCGGACGAGTCGAGACAAGCTAATGCAGGAATTTAATGGATAAGTACAACGCCGCGCACCGCGCATCCGTGGAGGCATTCTCAAAGCGGGTGCGCAAAGCGTATCTGCAAGCGGTTAAGGACTTTGCCAAAGTCGGCAAATACGCACGTCTTGACAGTGCGGGAAACCTGATATTTGTCAGCCAAAAGACCGTAAACAGCGTAATAAACCCCGTGATAAATACGCTTTACGAGACTGTTTACGCCGAGACGGTGACGGGCATCAATACAAACTGGGAGCTGGCGGTCGAACGGAACAACGCGCTGGCTTACTCGCTATACGGTGCATCACTGGACGAACTGCCGAACGCTTACAAGACGAAATACCTATCAAACAACCAAGACGCTTTACGGCGTTTCGTTGAGCGCAAGGATAACGGGTTCACCATCTCAGATAAAGTATGGGCTAATACGGAGCAGTTCCGAGATGAAATGAAGCTCGGCATTGAAACAGCGTTGAAGCGCGGAACGTCGGCAACAAAACTGGCATCTGAGCTTACTCAGTACCTAAATGAGCCTGACAAACTATTCCGACGGGTCAAAGATGCGAGCGGAGAGCTAGGGCTAAGCAAGGCGGCCAAAGATTACCATCCGGGACAAGGTGTTTATCGTAGCTCGTACAAAAACGCTTTGCGATTGACCGGCACAGAGATTGGCGCAAGTTATGAGACATCGGCACAAGAAAAGCGCAAGCAGCAGGATTTTATCGTCGGGGTCGAAATAAGGGTCAGCCCTCGGCACAAGGCATCAGACGACGGCGGGGGCATAAGCTGTTTAACCTTGCAAGGCAAGTACCCAAAGGATTTTGATTTTGCTTGGAAATGGCATCCGAAATGCAGGTGTATGAGCCTAAACATCGTAAAAACGCAGGACGAAATCTGGAAAGACATCGACCGCATAGGCGAGGGAGGCGAACCAGACACGCCGTCGGTCAATGCCGTGGATAAAATACCTAAAAGCTACTCGGACTACGCTAAGGAAAACGCAGAAAAGTGGGGCAAATACAAAAACCCGCCGAGATTTTACGCGAATAACGCTAAAAAGTAGTACATTTGCTTCGGTTTTTGGTTTACTTCATAATTGCGCCCAACGAAAAAACATCCCCGCCAGTTTGATAACTTGGCGGGGATGTTTTGTTTTTATTGGTCGGTTATTCAGCTTTTAGTTCACTTTTGCAAACGTGGAAGAATCTCTCCTTTTTGGTAAAAATAGACATATCGTTGTTTTTCCACACAAATAAATAAAAATACACTGCGGTTGCTACGTTTTTTAGCGTTCTCATAACTTTTTGGTTTTTAGTCGTTTGCTTTATTGCTCTACAAAAGTACAAATAATATTTTGATTACGTACTACATAATCAAAATATTATTTAGGGTTATTTTTCTACCGGCTTATAGATTACAGACCTTACAGGATTAGATCCTGCGCACATAACCGCCTCATCCCGGCACACGCCTGGGCCACCATCGAAATGACACCCTCGGCAATTAGCCCCTTCTACCGCTAAGTATTTAACACCCTTATAAACACCAACCTCACCCACAAGAGGCGTTTTAACTGTAATATCTTTCAAATTTTCCATTACTCAACTTTTTTAAAAATTATTTTACGACTGTCACATTTCACGAACAAGCACGATTCGTGTAAGAAATGACAATCAAGGCACTCGTTCTTATGCCCTGGCATCGCTTGCAACTTTATGTCTCCGTAAAGCCCTATTTCACCAACTTTTAGCTGATCTACTGTAATATCTTTCATAAGTTTAAAGCTTTAATGCCGGAGCTTGCAGTTTATCAATTTCAAGCTGTGCGGCCTCAATAGAAGCCTGTAGCTCCGCTATTTTAGCAAGCCGTAAGTCTTCGGCTGTCAGTTTACGGTATGCGTAAAAACTGATATACGAGAAGCCGTCTCGATCATCGACCTGTATATCAGCGTTTACGTGCGTAGCCCCTGCCGCAATGCAGTTATTTAGGTCGTTTATAAATTCGTGTATAGGTCTGTCCAGCGGTTCAATGCCGAGTTTCATATCCCGATCATCCGCAAGAGCTGCGCGCATCCAACCGATCACCTTACTGTCGGGGATGGCGTTGCTTTGAACCTCTTCTGGTTTGGTCCCCCAAGCAAGCTCCTTGAAAGAAATACCGTGATGGCATTTTATACCCATCATATCGCACGGCGCACTTAGAAACGCGCACTGATCGCAGCCCGCTTTGGTTAAACTCACCGCAACATACTGCCTGCCACAATGCGCGCCTCTCTCGCCATCTTTTAGCTGATCTACTGTAATATCTTTCATAATTTCTCGTATTTTACTGTTAATAATTCGGTTTTGCAATGCGGGCACGTTATGGGCACTTTGTCATACATGCACCCGTCAAACGGATAACTCTCAAACACGTCACGGTGCGCGGACTCATTGCCGCATATCGGACAGGTGACAAGCACCTCAGTGTAATAGTATGCGGTTACTTCAATTGGTTGTGCCATCTGTCAGGTGTTTATATACTGCGTTTACAAACTGTTGTTTTGTAGAGACCGTCACGTTCAGGCTTATCCAATCACCCGAATCGTTACACACGAACATTTCGCGAGGCATATTTACGTAATAAGCGCCCGTACACGTGCGGTAAAAGTACCGATGGGTCTTTACGCAGGTAAGCCGCGAAGTGTTCACACTTATCCACCACTTAAACAGGTTTTCTTTGAATTTTCTTAACATACAATCAAAAGTTTAAAATTGGTATTGATTTGCCTATCTCAGTGCCTGCAAACGGTTTGTATCTTGGTATCTCCAGACCGTTGCGGGTGTAAGTGACGTAATTGTAAAGCCTCAATTTAGCCTCGTAGCGTGTGTCCTCGTACACTTCTTTGACCTTGGTCAGGATTCCGATGTTCGGCTCGTCAGGTTTAGCCACGTACTCCTGCAGCATGTATGGGTGAGGCAACATGTTTGTCTCCTCCCATCCGCCCGTCCGTAAATCTTTGACTAGGTATTTCTTTGGTCTTTCCATTTGGCTTTCGGTTTTAAATCTTGTCAAATGTACGTCTATAATCCGACTTTGCAAAATGATTTTGCAAAAAACATGAAAATAATTTGCAAACCGTGCGAAAAACCAAACCGGTTAACTAAGGCGGATTAAATCAGCTATTTTTGCGACACGAATCACTAAAGATTTAGACGAACGACTATGTACGAAAGTATATTACTAAAACTAAAAGCACAGCGCGACGCATTAACCGCCGCCGCTGAGCTACGCGGAGCAGTAGGCTCTAGGGTGTCAGACAGGACACTGGAGGCAATGGCTAAGAGTTTAGCCGTGGCAGTAACAACGCAGGAGCAAGTTGATACAATGGACTTGACCGAGGCAATCAACGGCATGGACGGCAATATCGCGCACGTGGCATCTAAGGAGGTCAATGCGTACAAAGCAACCGTGCAAGAGCCTGCAAAACCTGCGAAACCAGCAAAACCAGTCGAAACACCCAAAACAGATGAGGTTGACCCCGCCGTCAAAGCTCTCACTGAGCAAGTGGCCGCTCTTACCGCAACGCTGTCCGGCCTGACTGCAAAGTCACAGCATGAGCAGCGCAAAACACAGTTTGAGGCAACGCTTAACGGCTTACCGCCTATCGTAGCCGAGCCTTTAAAAAACGCATTTGCAAAAATGCAGTTTGAATCGGATGAGGACTTTACTCAGCACCTCGGTATGATTACAAGCACAAAGGCAAGCTACGAACAGAGCGTAAAGGAGGGGCGCTTGCCGTCAATGGTGCCGCTCAAAGAGGTTGAAAAACCGCAAGTTGCAGACGGCACAACGCCATGGCTCGCCAAAGCGCTTAAAGAAGCGCCGGCAGAGCAGGCGAAATAAAATTTTTAATCTAAAACAGCTAATAACATGCAAAAAATCACATCACAAAAAAGCGCAACCGGAAGGCTGGGCGTGATTAACCGCATCAGCTACGTCCCCGCAGGCTTCTCGCTTTCGGTCGCCGAGCTTATAGCGGGCAACATTCTGGAGGAGGGCACGCCTCTCGCCGCGCCGGTAGCGGGGCTTCGCAAAGTGTGCAAGCAGGCTATTATTTTAGCAGGCAGCACTACTACAGCGATCAAGGTTGACGCGTTGAAAAACCACTTCAAAGTCGGTGACTTTATCGGTGTAAAAACAGCGGGCAAAGCGTACGCAATCACGGCAATAGCAACTGCGAGCGGGGTGTCAACCCTTACAGTAGGCACGGCGATTGATGCGGTTACAGAGGGTGCGTTTATCTACCAGATGGCCGCGGAAGCAGCATCAAACACTTCTGCTCTGCTTAACTCACCAAAGGTGATACTAGGTAGCGGCCTGACAGTAAACTCTGACGTAGCGTGGCAGACAGGCTCGGCACTCGTCCGCGCAGATGTTTACACGGAAGTCGTAGGCCCCGCGTATCTGGCTCTATTGCCTCAGATCGTTGAAATTGAGTACATACCTTAAAAAAAGCTGACAAATGGGACAGATAATTAACACGAACATAGGCAACGGCCTGTTCACGTCGGCAGACGTTAAAGCATGGTATGCGAGAAATCCGCACA